GACGCCGAAGCTTGAGCGTCAGGCGATCCTCTCGCGATTCGCGCGCGGCTCGACGCAGTTCCTCTGCAACTGCGGCGTGCTCACCGAGGGATTCGACGACCCTGGCGTCGAGGTGGTCGTGCTCGCGAGGCCCACGAAGAGCCGCGCGCTCTTCACGCAGATGGTCGGTCGCGGCACCCGCCCGCTGCCGGGCATCGTGGACGGCCCCGAGACTGCGGCGGCCCGCGTCGCGGCGATCGCGGCGAGCGCAAAGCCCTGCTGCGAGGTCGTAGACTTCGTCGGCAACACTGGCCGCCACCGCCTGATCTCGGTCTCCGACATCCTCGGCGGCAACGACCCCGAGCCTGTGCGCGACCTCGCGGCCGAGATCGCCCGCAAGGCGGGACGCGGCGCCGATGTCGAGTCCGCGCTCGCCGAGGCCCGCGCACGCATCGAGGAGGAGCGCCGACGCGCCGAGGAGGAGGCCGAGCGCCGCGCCGAGGCGAAGCGGCTACGCGAAGAGCAGATCGCCCGCGAGGCCGCGCGCCGCGCGAACCTCCGCGCCAAGGCCGACTACCGCACCAGCACAGTCGATCCGTTCGAGGTGCTCGGCGTCAGGCGCGACCCCGCCGCGCTCGCCAAGTGGTCGGGCTCGGGGCGCCCGATCAGCGACAAGCAAGCGCAAATGCTCGCGCGTTCTGGCATCGACCCGCGCTCGCTCAACGGCGACGAGGCGCGGCGGCTCTGTCAGGAGATCATCGCCCGCTTCAAGTCGGGCAAGTGCACATTCAAGCAGGCCGCGATCCTTCGGAAGAACGGGCTTGATCCGAACATGTCGAAGGCCGACGCCACGAAGGCGCTCGACGCCATCTTCAAGAAGACCTACACCGCGCCGGCCGAGCCGCGCCAGTACCCCGTCTCCACGGAGGTCTTCTGATGTCGTTCAACTGGGAACAAGCGGCCAAGCCCGCGCCCGACGCCGACGAGGTGCGATCGCTCGCGAGCATCGTCGAGGTGGTCGGCTCGCGCGTCGCGCTCCGACGCAAGGGCCGCGAGCTCGTCGCGCTCTGCCCGTTCCACGAGGACTCCACGCCGTCGATGGCGGTCATCACCCACAAGGGGCGCGGGTTCTACAAGTGCCACGCGTGCGGCGCTGGCGGCGACGCGATCAGGTTCGTGATGGACTTCGACGGCGTCGACTTCGCGGAGGCGGTGCGCCGCATCGCCGAGGGGATCGCGCTGCCGTCCGTGCCGATGAAGCGCCCGTCGAAGGCGCCGAAGGTCGAGGAGCACCGCTACCGCGAGGACTGCGGCGAGGTCATCGACGCGTGGCGCATGCACACGACGCTCCAGCGCACCGTCGAAGCGGCGCAAACGCTCGGCGTTTGCGTAACCTCGCTCACCGCGTACGGCTTCGCGTGGTGCCCGGCGGGCGACGGATCGTGGGCGTTCCCGATGCACGACGGCGAGGGCCGCGTGTGCGGCATCCGACTCCGCGAGCCCGTCGATGAAGGCGCGGCGAAGTGGGCGCTCAAGGGAAGCCGCGCAGGGCTGTTTCTGCCCGCAGGCGTGCGCCGAACCTCGCTCGACCGCGTGTTCGTGGTCGAGGGGCCGACCGACGCCGCCGCGCTCGAATGGCTCTACCGCGACTACCCCGTCGCCGTCATCGGCCGCGCGTCGTGCACGGGGCAGCACCAGCTCGTCGTGCAGGCGGTGCGGCTCCTCGCCGCGCGCGAGCCCGAGGTGGTCGTGATCGCCGACGCGGACGGGCCCGGCGTCGAGGGCGCGAACGCGCTCGCCGACGATCTCGTCGCGGAGTTCGCGCGCGTCAAGGTCGCCGTGCCGCAGCGCGGTCTCGGCGAGGGTCTCGGATGCAAGGACATCCGCCAGTTCGTCAGGCAGAACGACGAGGACACCGCGTTCCGACTCATCGAGTTGAAGGTTTCGGCGCGCATGTGGCATCGCAGGAGGAGCATCAAGTGAGCAGTTGGATTCCGATTTCATCGACGATCGCGAACCGAACGGAGGTGCGCGTACTCGCGCGAACCCTCGGCATCGCGGACGCGCACGCCGTGGGGCTGTGCGTGATCTTCTGGTCGTGGGTAGACGCCGAGAGCGCGGACGGGTCGCTCCCGCGCGTGGTCGCGGGCGACATCGACGCCGTGGTCAAGCACCTTGGCTTCGCAGACGCGCTTGAGAGCGCGGGCTGGCTCATGTTCGACGATGGCGGCGCGATCGTCCCGAAGTTCGACCGCTGGATGGGTCAGAGCGCGAAGCGCAGAGCACAGGATCAAAGGCGCAAGCGCGCCGAACGCGAAAGGGGCAAAACATGTCTGAACGGGTGAAACTGCTAGAGGAGACGGCGCGCATCGTGCGCGAGCGCGGCGAGTCGTACGGCTCTCCCGAGGCGCACTTCTCGCGCACGGCGGGCGCGATCAGCGCGATCTTCGCGCACAAGCTCCGCGAGCCGATCACGGCCGCGGACTGGTCGATGTTCATGGTCATCGACAAGCTCGCGCGCGAGCAGCACGTTCCGAAGCGTGACAACGCGGTCGATATCGCGGGCTACGGTGCGTGCCTCGGAGAGATTCGCGTTGCCGAGAGGGGCCGCGAGCTTGCGCGATGGGCGCGCGCCGAGATCGAGCGCAGGAAGGTGGACGCGAAGGCATGAGCACGGTCATCGCACACATGCGGGCAGCGGCGACGCTCGACGAAACGGCCCGGCTGATCGCGGAACACCTGCGGTCGATGGCCGAGGACATCTCGCAGGCGTCCGGCAACAGGCGAAACCGGATGCTGCACGAATGGGCAGCGAAACTGGAGGACGCGATCGAGCTCGCGAACGACGAACGGATCGACACCGAACTGGAGGAGGTACCGATGCATATGGCGGTGCAGAAGATGTCGGACGAACTGCGGCAACGGGCCGCCGAGAGGGCGGGGACGGCGCAACCCGTCGCGGAGATGGTCGAGTGGCAGGCCGCGAAGCGGCTTGAGGACTACGAGGCCGAGCGGCGGTGGCTCATCAACGAGAACCAGCGCCTCCGTGCGCTGAACGCATCCCATCTCGCGCGGGTCGCGGTCGCGGAGGGGGCGCCATGAGGGTCGAGATCCACTGCGACAACGCGCCCGAGGTGTTCAGCCGGACGCACAGCGAGATGGAGACGCGCTACCGAACCGTCATCCGCTACGAGCAGCCCGACTGCTTCGCGGAGGTGAGCGTCGAGTACATGGACAAGTTGGACGGCCAGTGGACCACGCTCACGGTCGCGCCGCTCGGCCCGCAGGAACTTCGCACGGCGCTGCGCGCGGTCGACGAGAACTTGCTCGACGCGATGCTGCCCGAGATGACGGGGGGTGAGTCGTGAGCATCTCCGACAACGATTTCATCAGCGACGGCATCGACGATTGGCTGTCGGACGGCATCGACGGCACCATTCAGATCAAGTTTGTGAAGCCGAACGAGCGCAGGCGGTCGGGCGGGACGCTCTTCAGGAGGAACGAGAGCGACATCTACACCGCCCGTTTCATCGACGCTGACGGGAGGCGGGTTGACCGCTCTACGGGCTGCACATCTATAGCGGAAGCCGAGGCCGTCCTTGACAGGATGGTCTCCGAATCGCGCGCGTCCGCGCTCCAGAGGAAGAACGGGCCAAAGACAATCAGGCAGATCATCGAGGAGTCCAAGCACAAGACCGAGGCGAGCAATCGGCTCGTCGTGCTCCGACGGGAAGTGATCGAGCTCCATGACCTCGCCGAGGACGGCGGTTTTCGGTGCGTCCCGTACCGCGTTCACCTTGACGAGGTTCGCACCAAGGCCGGGCAGATCGAGTGGATCAGGCACCTGTGCGAGAAGTCGTGGATCACGCCGACGCACATTCTGAAGTTCATCGACGCGTGCGAGTCCGCCCGCGCAAGAAAGGAAAACGCACGATGATTTCTGACACGAACGAGAAGGCGGAACCCGCACCGCTGACCGAGCGCGAGATGCGCCAGTTCGTGACGCTTGCCGCGCTTCCGACGCTCGAACGGGCGCTTGAGCGGCTGCGGTGGCTGGAGGCGCAGAACGCCGCGCTCAAGGCGCACGACCCACTTGCGGAGATGTGGCGCGAGTTGAGCGAGTACCAGCCGCAAGCGGACGCGGACGGCCACGGGGAGTCGTGGGCCAAGATGTGCAGCGAGCGGACAACGTTGGCGGCGTGGGCAGCGGCGTCGGCTGCTGAGGCTGCGGCTGCTGAGGCTGCGTGGGATGCGGCGCGGGGTGCTGGGTATGCGGCGCGTGATGCGGCGTTTTCCGCGCAACACGCTGATATTGCAATCGACGTGATCCGCCGTGCGAAGGAGGGGGAGCGATGAGCGACTACTGGGAACTGGATCTAGACCGCCTTGTGGGGTGCGGGCTTCCGCTATTGGCGGTCGCGCTTCTCGCCATCGGCGCAGCCGTGGGGCTGATCGTCGGCTACCTGATCTGGGGGGGCGCATGAGCAAGGAAACCATCACCGTGACCCCGCGTGGCGCAGGAAAGCGCGAAATCGAGCGCCTCCGCGCCGAACTCGCGAAGGCCGAGGCCGAGCGCGACGCGGCGAACGCTCGACTCGCCGTCTCAATGGAAGCGCACCAAATCACGATCTCGGGAACGGTCGCCTCGCTCCTCCACACGATCACGCTGACCCGCGAGGCGGCGGGATGCAGAGACGGGGACGACCTCCCTGCGTTCGTCGGCAACATGAGAACCATGATCGACGCCGTCGATGCGATGGGCTACGAGTGGCGGTGGACTAAGTCCATCGACGAGAACGGCGAGCAGGTCGGCGTGTGGGTCGTGCGCGACGCCGCCGAGGCCGACGCCAACAACGAGCGATTCAGGAGGGGCGATGGCGAGTGAGATCGTGGTCACGCTGCCGCTGCCGCCGAAGGAACTCGCGCCGAACTCGCGCCCGCACTGGGCCTCGAAGGCCCGCGCCGTCAAGCGCTACCGCGAGTACGCGTGGGCGTGCGCGATGGAGGAGATCAGCGTCATCGACGGATTCAAGCCGTGGCGCGAGGCCGCGTGCACCGCGCGCTTCTTCTTCGCGACCAAGCGACGCCGCGACAGGGACAATCTCCTCGCGTCGCTCAAGGCCGCGTTTGACGGGCTCGCCGATGCGCGCGTCGTGCTCGACGATTCGGGGATCAGCCACCGCGTCGAGATCGGCGAGCCCGACCCCGCGTTCCCGCGCGTCGAGATCACCGTCAGGGGGATCGAATGACCCCGCCGCGCCGGAACGACAAGGCCGACCGCTCCCCGCTCCTCGTCACCCGCGAGGAGGCCGCGCGGCGGCTCGGGCTCGACCGCATCTCGCGCCGACCCGAGCGCGTGGTCCGAGAGATGGTCGCCCGAGGCGAACTGCGCGGGGTCGCCGTGGGCCGTTGGATCATGGTCGAGGCCGAAAGCATTGATCGGTGGATCGCCTCTCGCTAGGGTGACTACATGGAGCCACCGAGACTAGAGCGGCGCGAGGACGGCTACTACCGCGTCCGATGGACGGACGGCGCGGGCAAGCGCCGCGAGAAGTCCTTCGGCGCCGACCGACGCGCCGCGCGGAACCGATGGCTCGCTTGGGTCAACCAGTGGCGGTCAGACCCGATGGTGCGTGACCCGGGCGACACGGGCCCGCTCACCGTCGCGCTCGCCGTCGAGCGCTACGAGGCCCACGCTGCGACCTACTACGCGGGCTCGCGCGAGGTGCTGAACATCCGCCACACGCTCCGCGCGCTCGTCGAGGTCGCTGGCGACACGCTCGCGAGCGAGATCGGGCCCGAGACGATCGACGCGTATCGCGAGCTCCAGGTCGCGCGCGACATCTCGCTCGGCGTCATCAACCAGCGGGTGCGCACGATTCGCCGCGCGTGGAAGTGGCTCGCGAGCAAGAGGCTCGTCTCGATCGAGTCGTGGCAGTGCCTGTGCGCCCTTGAGCCGCTGCGGCGCGGGCGATGCGCCGCCCGAGTCACCGAGCCAGTGCGCCCCGTCGCAGACAGCGTCGTGGAGCGCACCTGCGACGCGCTGCCGCCGTCCATCGCCGCGATGGTCAGGCTTCAGCGGATCACGGGCATGAGGCCCGGCGAGGTCTGCGCGATGGAATGGCGCGAGATCGACCGCAGCGGCGAGGTGTGGGTGTACGAGCCGCGACATCACAAGACCGCGCACCACGGCCACCGCCGCCGCGTCATGCTCGGGCCTCGCGCTCAGGCGATCCTCGCGCCGCTCGTCGGCCTCGCGATCGGTGGGCGCGTGTTCTCGCCGAACCTCGCGATGGAGGAGCGCGACGAGGCCGCGCGCGCGGCCTACGAGCCGCCCGATGGCGCCCACGACTACAGAACCTGGCGCTGCTATCAGTCGCGCCTTGCAGCCCGCCCGAGGCGCCACGACCGCGGCGATGCGTGGTCGACCGTCTCCTACGCGCAGGCGATCCGCAGGGCCGCTCAAGCGGCGGGCGAGCCGCACTGGAGCCCGAACCAACTGCGGCACTCTGCGGCGACCGAGGCGAGACGCGGGGGCGGGCTTGATGTCGCGCAGCTCCTCCTCGGCCACCGTCACGCCGAGGTCACCGAGGTCTACGCCGAGACGGACCTCGCGCGGCTCCGCGAGTGGGTGAGGCGGCACGGCTGACTGTCGCGGACTGTCGCAGTCTGTCGCGAACTTCACCAACGCGATTGGGGCAAAACTGGGGGGAAAAGCAGAGCGGCGCGCATAAACCTGCGCGCCGCAAAGCGGGAGACGGGATTCGAACCCGCGACATTCAGCTTGGGAAGCATCTGCGACCCGAAATCGGACCTTGCCCGACTCTGACCGACCTTGACGGACCTTGCCCGCAAGTGACGCTCTGAGCGGGTGTTGCGACCGTTCCCGAGCCTAACGACGATGACGGACGCTCACCGAGATAACCCGACCTCGACGGATCGTGTGGGGGAAAATTGGGGCAAAATCGTCCGCGGCGAACCTCGTCGGCCATCGACTCGATGCGCTGGGCGTCCAGAGACTCGCCGCCGACCCCGCAAGCGACACGCTCCAGAG